TCGGTCAAACTGATGGCAATGCAGCCCAAGCAGCCCAGAACTTTGAACGTATGCTCTTGCAAGCTACAGGTACTGTTGACAGTGCTGGTATGCCTTCTAACGTGCCTCGTGACGCTACCGCAGGTGGTATGTCTATGGCTATGGCAGGTATCATCAAGAAGTACAAGCGTACCCTGACGAACTTCCAAGAAGACTTTATGATGCCTTTCATCTATAAAGCTGCCTATCGTTATATGCAGTTTGATAGTGAGCGCTACCCAACTGTGGATATGAACTTCATTCCTACAGCTACCTTGGGTATCTTGGCACGAGAGTTTGAACAGCAACAGTTGATTGGCTTGTTACAGACATTAGGCCCGAACACTCCTGTGTTGCCGTTGATTCTCAAAGGTATCTTGCAGAACAGTTCACTGACTAACCGTGGTGAGTTGATTCAGACATTAGACCAGATGAGTCAACCTAATCCAGAAGCTCAACAGGCTCAAATGCAACAACAACAAATGCAAATGGAACTGTTACAGGCTCAGATTGCTGACTTACAGGCTAAGACTCAGAAGTCTCAAGCTGATGCTCAGAAGTCTATGGTAGAAGCTCAGGTGGCTCCGCAATTGGCTCAGGCTAAGGTGGTTGCTGCTTTGTCTACCAACTTGGATGAGGATAACGAGTCTAAGGACTTCCAGCGTAGGGTTCAAATGACTGAATTGATGCTCAAGCAAGAGGATATTCAGAGCAATGAGCGCATCGCTACACTACAAATGTTAAATAAAGCTAAATAATAGTTGACAAATGACTACTTTTATGTTATAATATAGTCATTGCAACTACAACAGAAAGGAATAACCCTAGTGGCTCCTAGTTTACAGAAATATTATGAGGAATCTTTCAACATGATGGCTACCCAAGGGTGGAATGACCTGTTGGAAGACCTCCAAAAGTTAAAAGATAGTTTAAATAATTTATCATTGGTCACGGACACACAAGATTTATACTTCCGCAAAGGCCAGATTGACATATTAGACTTGATTTTAAAGCGTAAGGATACGTGTGAACAAGTGTACGAGGAGTTAGAGAATGAAGATTCTTAACGACTTCCTATGCACTGAAGGGCACGTTACCGAAGCGCTGAGAGATGATAGTGAGCAGAGCATTGTATGCCCTGTGTGTGGTAACACCGCTGTCAAAGCTTTAGCATCACCACAGATTAAGCTAGAAGGGTTCTCAGGAGCCTTCCCCGATGCTTATGACAGGTGGACTAAAGTTAGGGCTGAAAAGCTCAAACAAGAGCAGAAACAGAACGCTATTTAAGCAGAACTCTGAATCTATTTTAAATTGTTCGCAGCGAAAGCTGTGTTAATCCTTAGAACTCTACGGAGCAAGGAAAGGTTAGGTATGGCATTAATTGAAAATGAGGACATGAATCTAGGCAGTGAAATCGACGCTGAAGACTTCAAAACTGAACAAGTTACTCAACAGACTGAGCAAAACAACACACAGGAAGCTTCTGAGATTCCCGAGAAATACAAGGGTAAGAATCTAGAAGATATTGTGCGTATGCACCAAGAGGCTGAACGGCTTATTGGTAGGCAGGCTCAGGAAGTAGGGGAAGTACGCAGGTTAGCCGATGAACTCCTGAAGCAAAAACTCTCTCAGACGCAGACGAATGCACCCACCAAAGAAGAAACTGAGATCGACTTCTTTGAAGACCCCAAGTCAGCAGTACAGAAAGCTGTTGCAAATCACCCTGATGTTCTCGCCGCTAAACAAGCATCACAGCAATTCAAACAAATGCAGACACAATCAATGCTCAGTAAGAAGCATCCTGATTTTGCTGAAGTTGTACGTGATGGTGAGTTTATTGAGTGGGTCAAAGGCTCTCCATTGCGTCTCAATTTATACGCAATGGCTGACGCTCAGTATGATTTCACTGCAGCAGATGAACTGATTTCTACATTCAAACAGATTCGCACATCTAAGACAGCGCAAACAACTGAAGCAGGCAACTCTGTTCGCAAACAGAACCTAAAAGCAGTCGCTGTTGACGTTGGCGGAACTGGTGAATCTTCAAAGAAAGTATATCGCCGTGCCGACCTGATCCGGCTACGTATGACCGACCCAAATCGCTATGAAGCTTTGCAACCTGAAATTATGGCTGCATATGCTGATGGCAGGGTCAAATAATTTATTTTTATATTAATTCTTAGGAGAATTTAAAATGCCTTTAGGTACTAATAACGTAACTACTACAACCGCAGCAACGTTCATTCCAGAAGTCTGGTCTGACGAAATCGTCGCTGCTTACAAGAAGAGCTTGGTTGCTGCCAACCTCATCAAGAAGATGAACTTCAAGGGCAAGAAAGGTGACACCGTTCACATTCCTGCACCTACCCGTGGTGATGCCTCTGCTAAGGCTGCTTCGACTCAAGTTACCTTGATCGCTGCTACCGAAGGCGAGAAGGTTATCTCTATCGACCAGCATTGGGAATACAGCCGCTTGATCGAAGACATCGTGGAAGCTCAAGCTTTGACTAGCCTGCGTCAGTTCTACACTGATGACGCTGGTTACGCTCTGGGTCGTAAGGTTGATTCTACCATTATCCAGTTGGGTCGTAAGGCCAACGGTGGTAACGGTACTGCTGCTTACAACGGTGCTTTCTCTGGTGCTGACGGTACTACCGCCTACACTGGCACTGCTGGCGCTTTGACCGATGCAGCTATTCGCCGTTCTATCCAGCGTTTGGATGACAACGATGTTCCTATGGATGGCCGTTTCCTGATCGTTCCTCCTTCGACTCGTAACACCTTGATGGGTATCGCTCGTTTCACTGAGCAAGCCTTCGTGGGTGAGACAGGTGCTTCTAACACCATCCGTAACGGTGAAATTGGTAACGTGTACGGCATCCCCGTCTTCGTGACTACCAACGCTGACGCTGCTACTGACGGTGATCGTATCTGCTTGTTGGCTCACAAAGACTTCGCTGTCTTGGTCGAGCAAATGGGCGTGCGTACCCAGACTCAGTACAAGCAAGAGTGGCTTGCCAACTTGTTTACTGCTGACGTTCTGTTCGGTGCTGAAGAGTTGCGTGACGGTTCTGCTGTTGCCTTGGCTGTTCCAGCGTAAGCGTACAGCCTAATAGTGTAAGTTAAATTGGTTCCCTACTCAAAAGGTGGGGAACCTTTTTCATATACTTTTATATAGAGTATATAAGAAAGGTATTTATGGCTAAATTTAAATGTAAGCAGTCTGGTAATGTGTTTGAATTCCTGTTGGAACATGACATTAAGACAATGAGAAAACACTCAGAATACACTGAAGTGATCGAAGAAGTTGTAGTGGTAAAACCCAACAAAAAGGTAAAACAAGATGAGACCAGTATCAGTAGGGACAGTATTAACACCTGATGTTAAGACAACTGTTTACACAGTTCCTGTGGGCTACTATGCTCAGTGGAACCTTGCATATGCTGTCAACCATTCAGGCAACAACAAATATGTAGACATTATTTGGTATGACGCTAGTACCAACTCAGAGTTTTATGTGTTAGATAACTATGTGTTAAGTCCTACTCAGTTTATTAAGTTTGACGGTGGTGCTTACATTGTACTTGAAGAAGGTGATCAGGTACGGGCTAAAGGTGAAGCAGGTTCTAGCATGAACGTGCTAAATACGTTCGAATTACATCGTAACAAGGGTTAAATAAAATGGCGCTCACTATTGAACAACTATATCAGCAGTATGCAGGGCGTGCTCCTGATCCAGAAGGGTTAGCTTATTGGACTAGAGATTTTGGTTCATCCATTGATCCTCGTGAAGTTGAAGTGTTCAAAACTGCTGTTGCTGAGGCACGAGCACAAGGAACAGAACCTGCTGCTCAGCCTGCTCCAACACCTGCGCCAGCGGTAGCTCCTAATTACTCAGGTGGTCTTGATTTAAATGCAGGTGGTTTTCAGATTCCCGGTACATCCGCGCCTGCTCCAACTGTTAATGATCATCGCGGTAAAAGCTACGATACACAGCAACTTTTAAATCTTGCTAAACAAATTGCACCCACGTTGGATGCCAATAACTTAGCAGGTGGTGTATATTCAACAAACAAAGGAAACATTGGTTTTGCCTTTGAAGATGCTGAAAAAGTTTTAGGATATGCTCCTACTGCCGCTGAACAGGTAGTTTTAGACATGGCTCGTCACTTAATTGATGAGGGTGTTACTGATTTAAGTCAGGTTCAACCAGCAGACCAAAACAGACGTTTCGGTGCTACTTACACAGGTGAAGGTGGTACTATTTATGAGATTCAAAAAGACCCGGTAACAGGACAAGTAAGGACTCAGACATGGGGTAAGACAACCAGTGATAAAGGTAACATTGTAGCTGCCTTGTCTATTGGTGCTGGTCTTTTAGGTGTTCCTTTGTCTTTAGGTTCTGCTTTAGCTCCTTCATTATCAACTGCTGCTCAAGGTGCTCTTGGCGGTGCTTTGTTAGGTGGTGGTTCTGCTGCTTTAACAGGTGGTAACGTACTTCAGGGTGCTTTGCTAGGCGGTGCTGGTGGTTATTTACAAGGTGCTAACGCTGGTGCTAACGCAGTAGCTCCCGGACTAGGCCCACAAACTGATGCTAGCTTTTTAGCTGCTGATGCTGCTCAACTGGCTTCTCAAGGATTGTCTGAGTCTCAGATTGCTCAGGTATTAGGTGCTTCTGGTTATGCCTCCGGCCCTGCTGCTTCCCTTGCTGCTTCTATGGCTGTCAACGGCTTAGATGTAGGCATGATGACACAACAGTTAGATGCTCTAAGCACTAACACAGGTTTGATGTCTCAGACAGGCTCTAGTGCTGACTTCTTAGCTGCTGATGCTTTACAACTACAAACTCAGTTAGGTAATAACTTCCCTGCCATTGAACAGAACTTAATTGCCTCTGGTGTTGATCCTTTGATTGCTGCTGATGTCTCTCAACAGTTAGCTTTCAATCCCGGACTTACACAGACACAACTTGCTACTAATCTATCTACTAGCTTTGGTAACAACATCTATGATGTAAACATGGCTCAGACATATCCTACTTCGGTATTACCCGGAGCAGGTGGCTTACTGAGTAATGTTCCTTCTGCTTCCAGTACAAGTACAACTACAGCCGCTAATGTGACTACTCCCGGCGCTAACGCTGGCGCTACCACTGGTTTAACACCTAATCAAATTAGTAATCTGATTAAAGCAGGTGTAAGTTTAGCAGGTGTTACAGGTGCTGCCCGTGCTGTTACAGGCGGTGGAGGCTCTAATACTCCTTTGCAAGCACCTACACAAGGTGTACCCACTAACGATCCTAACTACTACAATCAGTTGCAGCAGTATTACAACGCATACTTACCTCAGACACCTCGTGATGTGGTAACACCTTTACAACAATGGTACAACTCTTCTTACGGAGCTTAAATGTCCTCAACAATCATTACAAAGAATAGTAGCACAGCCTCCGCTGTACCTGCAGCAGGGGATTTAACTAAAGGTGAGTTGGCTGTCAACGTCACCGATAAGAAACTATACACCAAGGACAATAGTGCTACTGTTGTTAAGGTTGTAGGTTCATTAGGTAATCAAGAAGCTAATGCTGTAGCTATCACTGGCGGTACAGTTGCTGGTGTTGCTCAAACAGGTGGTACAATCAATAACACACCTATTGGTGCTACTACTGCAGCAGCAGTAACAGGCACTACCGTTACAGCGACCACAGGATTCTCTGGTCCTCTGACAGGCGCTGTGACAGGTAATGTCACTGGTAATGTAACTGGTAACGTCACAGGTAACGTCACAGGTAACTTGACAGGTAACGTAACAGCAACCAGTGGTTCATCTACCTTTACTAATGTAACCATCACTGGTTCATTGGACATGGATGCAGGTACTTCTGCTACGATCACTGGTTTGGCTACTCCTGTCAATAACAGCGATGCAGCCACTAAGATTTATGTTGATACAGCTATCAGCAACTTAGTAGACGGTGCTCCAGCTAACTTAGACACCCTCAATGAGATTGCTGCTGCTCTGAATGATGATGCTAACTTAGCAGCAACCTTGACAGCCTCTATTGCTACCAAAGTATCTAAAGCTGGTGACAGCATGACAGGTGCTTTGGCTATGGGCACTAACAAGATCACAGGTCTTGGTACACCTACAGCAGGTACTGATGCAACCACTAAAACTTATGTCGATACAGCAGATGCCTTAAAGCTTAACTTGGCAGGCGGCACTATGTCTGGTGCTATTGCAATGGGTAGCAATAAAATTACAGGCTTAGGTACTCCTACTGCTGATGCTGATGCTACTACCAAAGTGTATGTTGATGGTATTTTAGGTTCTGCTACTTCTGCTGCGGCTTCTGCATCGGCTGCTGCTACCTCTGCTACCAATGCAGCAAACTCAGCGAGTGCAGCCTCTAGCAGTGCTTCTGCTGCTTCTGCCAGTGCCTCCAGTGCTGCTGCCAGCTATGATAGCTTTGATGATCGTTACCTTGGCCCTAAGTCTTCTGCTCCTACTGTCGATAACGATGGTAATACACTACTGACAGGCGCTATCTATTGGAATTCTACCAGTAACAATTTGTGGGTATGGACAGGCTCTGTGTGGTCACAGGCTACTCTGACTGCAGGCAGTTTTGCTACTTTAGCAGGCACTGAGACTCTTACCAACAAGACTATTGCTTTTGGCAGCAACACACTGACAGATGTGGTCAGTATTAACACTGCTCAGACCGTTACAGGTACTAAGACTTTTGCAGGTACATCATCAACTCAAGCTCTTATCTTGAACGATGCTGCTGAAGTCGCTACTGTCTCAGCTACAGCAGCTACTGGCACTATTGCCTATGACATCACCACTCAATCGGTGCTGTTCTACACCTCCAACGCATCAGCTAACTGGACGGTTAACTTCCGTGGTTCCAGTGGTACATCTTTAAATACACTGATGTCTACAGGTCAAGCTATGACCGTAGCCTTCTTGGTCACTCAAGGCTCGACTGCTTACTACAACAGCGCAGTGCAAGTGGACGGTACAACCTCTGGCGTGACTACACGTTGGTTGGGTGGAGCGCCTACAGCGGGTAACGCAAGTGGCATCGACAGCTACCGCTATCTCATCATCAAAACAGGCAGTGCCACCTACACAGTGCTGGCTTCTGTCACACAATTCAAGGCTTAATCTATGCCATTACAAGCAACATCAGGTGCAGCAAGCTATGACGCTTTTGGTGGCGGTGTAGCGGCTGTACCACAGTACATAGAAGAGTGTTTCAGCACTTGGCTGTACGCAGGCACAAGCAACACCCAAACGATCACCAACGGCATTGATCTGGCGGGTAAGGGCGGGTTAGTTTGGACAAAAATGCGTAACACTGGCGCATTTGGAAATTCCGATCATTGGCTTTTTGACACTGCGCGGGGAGTGGAAAAGAAAATTTCTACAAATACAACCGATCCTCAAAGCGCAACGTCTGGGGCACTTGAGCAGTTCAATTCAAACGGCTATCAGCTTGGATATACAGGTGGTGGTTTTTACGAGATAAATTACACTGGCAACACCTACGCCTCATGGACCTTCAGAAAGCAGCCGAAGTTCTTTGATGTGGTGACGTTCACGCAATCGGGAACGTCAGGATGGCAAACAGTCAGTCACACTTTAGGGTCTGTACCGGGGTGCATTATTTTCAAAAACACGACAACCGGCTCTACTAGCTGGCCGGTTTATCACAGGTATGACGCAACTAAAAAACTAAGCCTTGACACAACGGATGCGGCAAATACCGAAACGATTGTTCAAAACCTGACTTCAACATCTTTTGAGGTCAGTATTACAAACATCGGGAACAATTCAGGCGATGTTTTTGTTGCCTACCTATTCGCCCACAACGCTGGTGGATTCGGCTTGTCAGGCAATGAGAACGTGATTTCGTGTGGGTCGTTTACAGCTAGTGGCTCAGGTGGAGACGTAAATTTAGGGTATGAACCACAATGGGTGATGATTAAGCGCACCGACAGCACTGGTAGCTGGCGCATGCTTGATATTATGCGAGGGTACGATAATAGCGATACAGATGCGGTATTACTTGCCAACTCATCTTCAGCAGAGACCAATTCTCAAGTTGGCACACCTTTTGCAAACGGTTTTACAGAGTTTTTGTCTGCGGGAACCTACATCTACATCGCCATACGCCGTGGCCCAATGAGGACTCCTACGACCGGGACGAGTGTGTTTGCGCCTGTGGCAGCAACTGGTGGTGGAACTGTTACGACAAACTTTCCTGTTGATTTGACGCTGAGCAGAAAACGTGGCGTCACATATAACACTATTGATGTGGATCGCTTGCGTGGCAGCACTCAATACTTGCTGACGACAACAACTGGTGCAGAAGTTAATAATGGGTCTGCAATCTTTAGCTTCGACAACAACACAGGCTACGCAGACAACCAATATGCATCAGGAGAAAACCCTGTCTATTGGAACTTCCGCCGTGCCCCCGGCTTCTTTGATGAGGTTTGCTATACGGGGACGGGTTCTGCAAGGACTGTGACGCACAATTTGACGGTAGCGCCTGAGTTATGGATTATTAAACGCAGAAGCGGAACGGGTGGCTGGATTACCGGGGGCACTGTTTTAACTTCAGCAACTAATAGTTGGCTGAGGGTAGACGCTACTTCTGCTGTAAGTTCAATAACCAATTTTTTTACAAATCCAACATCAACAACTTTTGGCTTTGGTTCTGGCGCACCATCAGACACATCAATAAATGATTCTTCCAGTACCTACGTTGCCTACCTCTTTGCCACATGTCCGGGTGTGAGCAAAGTCGGTTCTTTCACTGGAACAGGCGCTACCCAAGTCATCAACTGTGGCTTCACAGGCGGCGCAAGGTTTGTTCTCATCAAGGCCACCAGCACCACAGGCAACTGGCTGGTATGGGATACAGCAAGGGGCATTATCCCTTCTAACGACCCCTACCTTGCTTTGAACTCCACAGCCGCTGAAGTCACCAACACCGACTGGGTGGACACTGCTGCAACAGGCTTTGAACTCAGCAACGCTAACAACAACTTGGCAAACAGCAACGGGGTTTCGTATATTTATCTGGCAATAGCCTGACAGGAGTAACAAATGCAAATCAGAATCAGACAAACAGGCGCAGTGATGTACGAATCAGAACTGCGTAGCTACCTCAAGGCCAACAATGGCCCTTCATACGACCAACTTACACCAGAGGTCATGGAGGCCATTGGTGTTGATCCAGTCTTTGAAGGCCCACAGGCCACAGGCGGTACGGTCTATCAATTCTCTATGCCTAGCGGTGTTGAGCAGATTGATGGCAAGTGGTACACCAAGCACATCCTTGGCCCTGTCTTTACAGATACCGAGGAATCCTCGGCTGCTGAACAAGAAGCTGCTTACAAAGCACAGAAAGACGCTGAACAGGCTAAGTCTGTACGCCAACAGCGTGGTGAGAAGCTCAAGGACAGTGATTGGACACAAGTAGCCGATGCTCCTGTTGATCAAGCTGCGTGGGCTACTTATCGTCAGGCTTTACGTGATGTAACGGGTCAAGAGGGCTTTCCTTGGACAATCACATGGCCTGAACAACCTTAACAACTAACAGGAGTATATATTATGCCTTACAAGACACCAATGCCTGAGCGTGGTAGCCGCACTAAGAAGAATAAAGATAAAAAGAAAAGTAAATAATAGTTGACAAACAGCTAAAAATCTGGTATACTATTATCTATATTTAAAGGAACATAAGGATGGCTTCGACCTATTTACAACTGGTTAACAACGTACTCACAAGGTTGCGGGAAACTGAGGTATCTTCAGTTGAAGACACTCCTTATAGCTCCTTAATCGGTGTGTTCGTTAATGACGCTAAACGGGAAGTAGAGGATGCACATGAGTGGAATGCTTTAGCAACCACCATTGTAGTCCCTACTGTCGTTGGTCAGCGTAACTACACTCTGGCAGGTTCAGGTGAGCGATTTAAGACAGAGGATGTAATTAACGATACTGAGAACGTGGGTATGCGTCAAGCTCCACAGACTTGGCTTAATCGTCAATACTTCATCGCTACTGTCCAAGATGGTGCTCCGTATTACTACAGCTACAACGGTTTCACAGCCGGAGGTGATGCTAAAGTAGACCTCTGGCCTCAGCCTGATTCTGTATATCAACTTCGCTTTGAGTTAATCATTCCTCAGTTGGACTTGGTTAACAACAGCGATAACTTAATTGTCCCTGCTCATTTGGTACAGATGTTAGCCTATGCTAAGGCTGTTGGTGAGCGTGGTGAAGATGGTGGTTCAGCCTTTGGTGAAATCTACCAACAGTATCGCTTAGCTTTGGCTGATGCTGTAGCTATTGAACGTAACCGATACGAAGATCAGGTTGTCTGGACAGGTGTTTAATCATGGTAGCTAAACTCCTAACGACAACCATTGCTGCTCCCGGCTTTAAAGGAGTCAACACCCAAGACTCTTCCGTTACGTTAGAGGATGGGTTTGCTACTGTAGCTAATAACTGTGTCATTGATAAGTTTGGTCGTATTGGTGCTCGTAAGGGATGGATACCTTCTCACGTTGCCAATGAAGCTTTAGGCACAGCCTTAGTTAAATCTATTGATGAGTTGATTACTGTAGCTGGTGTATCTTACATTGTTGCAGCAGGTAACAATAAATTATTTAAGCTGGTAGGTTCTACCCTGACTGAGTTGACCTACGGAGGTGGCGGTACAGCCCCTACGATCACAGACAGTAACTGGCAGATGGCTGCATTGAACAGTTGCTTATATATGTATCAAGCTGGTCATGATCCATTAGTATTTGATCCTGCCGTAAGTACTACTACTTATAAACGTATCTCTGAGAAGTCAGGCTACGTAGGTACAGTATCTAATAACAACTGTGTGATCAGTGCCTACGGTCGTACATGGAGTGCTAGTAACAGCACCAATAAGAGTATCATTCAGTTCTCTGACGTACTCTCAGGACACATTCTGAGCACAGGTACTGCTGGTACATTGGATGTCTCTCAAGTATGGCCTGCAGGTGGCGATGAGATTGTAGCCTTAGCTGCTCACAACAACTTCTTGATTATCTTTGGTCGTAGACAGATTCTGATCTATGCTAATGCTAACAACCCTAATGAACTTACATTGTCTGATGCTATTACAGGCACTGGATGCTTCGCTAGAGATTCAGTAGTGGTTACAGGTGGTGATGTCTTATTCTTGTCTGATGCTGGTGTTAAATCACTGATGCGTACCATTCAAGAGAAGTCAGCACCTATGCGAGACATCAGTGCTAACGTCCGTGATGAGTTAGTCTTTGAGATTACCTTAGAAGACCCTGATGAGATTAAGGCTGTGTATTCCGATAAGGATGCCTTCTATCTGTTGTCTTTACCTGCTCGTCAGTTAGTCTACTGTTTTGATATGCGTGTAATGCTCCAAAATGGTGCTAACAGGACTACTACATGGGATGGTCTAGTACCTACAGCAATGAAGTATCTTCGCAGTAAGAACTTATTGATAGGTAAAGCTAGTTACATCGGTAAGTATGATGGCTATAAGGACAACACTGATAGTTATCTGATGCGCTACTACACCAACTACTTTGACTTCCAAGCCCCTACAGTTATCAAACTGATGAAGAAGGTAGGAGTTACAGTCATTGGTGGTCAAGGATATGGTGTAGTGTTAAAGTTTGGATTTGATTATTCAGACATTCTTAACAGCCGACAATTCCAACTTGCCAATGCTGCTGTAGCTGAATACAACATTTCAGAGTACAACATTGGTGAATACGGCGGTACTGCCTTCGACAACAAAGTTATCAACATTGGTGGCTCAGGTAAGGTTATTCAATTAGGTTTTGAAACTACTGTGTTTGAGAAACCTGTATCCATTCAGAAGCTAGACGTTTACG